GCCTGTAACGCCCGTGCTCCACGCGCCAAGACCCCATCCAGCAGCACCCCAACCAACAAGTGCTTCTGCTACTGCAGGGCCAGAATTTATTTGGTACGTTGCAGTAACTGAGCCGCCACCTGTGGCTGAAGAACTTGCGGCCTCACTAGCGGTTATGGTGTATGTGTTACCTGTAAGATATGTTATTTGAAATTCGCCATTTAACGTCAACCCACCTACCGCAGAAGCGCCGCTAAATGTAACAAAGTCATTATTTTTGTACCCACCATTAGCGTCTGTAACTGTAACCGTGGTAGAACCACTTACGGTGGTAAAAGGGTCTGTAAGCGACACAGCAGCACGTATAGGAGTAATATCGTAATACGTCCCACCCTGTTCTATGTAAAACTTTAGATTAGTGCCCACACCAAGCAGCTTTTGACTGCCTAGCGTCACCCAAGAAAACAAAGACCTTGCAACACCAAGAAAAGAGTTAGTAGAGATACGGTTCCACCCACCTAGTTTTTCTGGCATCCCCCGTCTAAATCGTACTTTGTCGCAGTCGTACCAACCGCCCTCGCTTGTATAACGTGTATTCTCTCTGTCTACCCCCGGTTTGAAGACCATTTTTTGTAGCGGCATTACTGGTACTCCCCAGTTCGGATCATCTCAGTAACTTCTACTGCACGATTACCTACCTGTTGGCTCCAGCGCGAGTCCATAAACTCATCGGCTGCAATGTCAAACTGCTCACGGGACATAGCCTCAATAGCCTTTACAAATCCTCGCAGCCGAGTTAGTCCAAGGTTGAAACAAATATCAATCATAGCGTCTTGTCGCGCTTCATTAAGTGCAGCAAACCAAAAGTAAGTATCTTCAAGCTCTTCCCGCACGCGCTTAATATCGTTGTTGAGAAGGTACTCAATCTCATCTTCAGACAAACCCAAACCTGACTCGGCTATGTTTCTGCCAACTGCAATAGTTTCGTAACCAGCGGAGCACAGGTACACATGGCTTCGCACACCCTCGTGGCGTTTAAGCATTTCAGTTAGTTTGGTCATTACTTCTCCCTGCTAACTCCTCTGGTCTTCTCGTAGCTACGCATAGCACCCAAACCTAACATGCCGGTCATTGTAGTCATCAACAGCGATGGATCTATCTCTGGGACTTCTACCCAAATACCCGCAATCGGCGCGATCAGTACATGATACAGAAGACCCAGACTACAGCACCAACCGATGCTAGGACGCCATCCGGCAACGAATAACGACTTATGTGCAGCCTCTACCTTGTTGACTTCTAGCTGCCCCCTGGCTAACTCATTGGCATGGCGTTCTGCAAGAGTGCTCAACTCAAAGGCGATACGATTCTTTTCGTCTTTGTCTTCAATAACCTTGTCGAGCAATGACGTTGCTGGGCCTATTAGTGAACTCAGTATACTCATCGTCCTCGTGCCATATATGCCGTAGCTCCAAAGTATAGACCTACTATGCTTGCCTGACTAAGAAATAACATGTCACTTAAAGACGCCAGAGTGGACAGACGAGACTCAGGAACGAAGGGCAGAAGTGGTAGTAGAGCGAAAACCACCATACTGCTAAGACTAACCCAAGCCATTCGGCGTTGACTATCTGCTTTCTCTTCACGCAGTTCGATCTCAACAAGCTCTTGATTTCTTGCAAGTTCTTCATCACTCACGACCCCATCTCCATCAAGGTCATACTGAGCATAGCGCGATTTTGGTTCTAGTTTCTTAGGACTCATTCATCATCTCTTTTCTTTGGATCACGAAACAGTATCTTAGTGCCTGCGTCTGCGGTTGGTATCTCTCGTACTGCACAATAAGTGGTGAAAAATCGGTTGTTGCTCAGAAGCTGATTGATTCTGCCAACTGATTGCGCATTAAGCGCGTTACTGTACTCAAGGCAAGACGTAAGTTCTTGAAAGAAAAACTCTTGGCCGGTGGGTTGACCACGCTCAAGGATAATCAAAACAAAGATCATCATGGTCATACTTCAAGATCCAAAAAATCTTGTCGTGAAACTCTCAATGTAGAGGTGTGTATTTCTCCGCTGCGGTATTCGTAAACGAACTCACTGTAACGAGTAATAGCAGAGATTTCTTTGGTGGTGTTGCGAGATATTTGGTCGATGCGATAGCTGTCACGCAACTGGTCGATGCCGTGATATGAGGCATTTACGCTGTTCGGAAACGGTGGTATTTCCATCACAGCCTGCGCTTCTTTTTGACTGCTTGAGTTCTTACGGCTTGAGGTTTAACAAGATCCCAAGACATTAACTCTACATCAAGCTGGTGTGCGGTTCCGAGAACGCGAGACATCGTGTTCTGTACGTAGATCATTCCGCCGTATTCACACTGACGGTGGTTATACCGCATCCACTCCATAGCGATGCAGTGCCGATACTGTGGCGGGTTGACTAACTCCAACATCCGCCATTCTCTTAAGTCGCAGTATAGATTTGGATTAGCGGGGTCATATTTTAGTTCTGGTTCTTCAGCATTATCTCTATCAGTTGCTGAAGTTTGGCGTCCGATGCCTTCGCCGTTTCCGACTGCTCCGCTAGAGAATCCACTATAGCCTCTATTTTTGTCGCATTGACTGCTGCGAGTTTTCCCGTGGCTTGTGCCTCTTCAACGACACTGACCACAGCAGCCTCAATACGGTCTACTTCTTCTTGAGTAGCTTGCGCTTGTGCTTGACTAGCGCCCCACACCATCGCACCTGACAGCGCAGCAGCGCCTATTGGCAAAGCCCATGTCGGGATCTTAATTGTTCCATCACTCATATCAGCCTCCTAAAAACTGTGGCACTAAAATGCTCACTACAATTAAACCTATGATCCACCACAACCTATTGCCGAAGCGATCAATCTTTTCATCCAGCCTGTCAAAACGCTTGGAACCATCTTTCAAGCGTTCCTCAATACGCTCATACCTCAACGCACACTCACGTTCGTGTGCATTGATTTCCTGTAAAGCTTTATCACCCTTATCCAAGTCCCAGACCTCTGCCATCGCTAGATAGCACATCGCTATTCTTTTGCTTTGCCAACGTTGAGTGCCAAGGCTTCAATCACGGGGTACACATAGGTCGCTAAAAACGCATCATCCTTTGGGGTGGGCGTAACGGCGCATACAGCGGACGCTATGACTGACAAAGTTGTTAAGGTGCTGACGATCTCAAGTAAACTCATTAGTGTTCCTTAAAGCCTTCGGGCAGACCTTGTGCAGTCTCAGGCTCTTCAACAGGTTGTACACCTTCAACGATGCTCTGAGTGTAGGCTTGCAGTAACACGTTGCGCTCTGCGATCTGCTGTTGCAGTGCAGCGATTTCACGACGGATCTCTGCGACTCTGGCAATGTGAGCCTGAGTCTCGACCTTTAGATCACCAAAGTTGTACTCTTCGTCGTTAATTACGATTGTCTGTACTTCACTCATTACCACGGCACTCCTGTAGCTTGTGTTGCTGCACGATCAATCTGCGCTTGAACCTTCGCAGTACGCTCTGCTTCGATCCGAGCCTTGTACTCTTCAGCGGTTTCGTCTTCGGGGCCGCCTGTGCTCGGGCCTTTGTTCTGATCGTAGATCCAGCCTAAAACGTCGCTTTCTTTTAGATCCGCATAGGCAATGTAGTCGCTGCTAGACGCATCGTAGGTAAAACGATTTTTACCACCCTCTTGTGCAATTTCGCCACCTTCGCCATCGCTCGCTGCGACTAGGCTCCAGACTGCTTGAATGACGCCACCATCAGCGTCTATACGGGTCAAATTACCAACCGACCAAGTTGTGTTTATAGCCATTTGCTATCCTCCTTAACCAATTTTTACCGCCACGAACGGTCTGCCATCCTCTTTCGTAGCCCAAATTTTACCAACACAAAGCTGATACTCCTCAAATGTAGGTGAAGATTTTGCTACCGCTTTAATCCCGCTTCCATCAGCCTCTGGATAAACATAATCGCCTACATTAAAAGAACCTGTGATGTTTACTGGAACCTGACCACTAAACGCTATTCTGTCTTGTGATGCTCTGAGAGCATTGTATTCATCACTTAACGGATTTATGTACTCAGAGCTATCAGGGTCACCTTGTTCTGGAGTCATCCAGTTGTCACCGCCAACATAGCTAGGATCAGTAGATTTGATTACAAAACTAATCGCATCTGCGAATACATCCGTCAATTTGCCGTTCACATCAACACCGACAACATCACCTTTGGCAATAGTGCCGCAACCGTCTGCTTTCGTCATATATTCAGCGTAGTCGGCTCCAGACGCATTGATTGTTCCAGCGGCACTAATCGACCTCAAGTTGCCACTATCTCTTGATAAAAGCAGCAAGCCAGCAGCGTTTGAGCTGCCTGACAACCCGTTGACAGAGTTTGTGTCAGCGAGCGTAACTGAAGTCCCCGGCATACCTGTGCCGGAAGCTGCTAAACGCTTTGTTACGACACCCACACTGCTTATCCGCATACGCTCGTTTAGAGAGCCGCCAGTAGCTGTGTGAAAAACTAAATCCGCCGCGTTTTCACTAGTACCTTCTGCTTCTCCCTCAATTTTTGCTACGACATCACCGCCTGTGCCGCTGATCTGCATACAAAATTCTATTTTTGCGAACTCGCCGCCATCTGCTACGTTGCCAAACCCAAACAAACTGAGTGAGGCTGGAGCTGTAGCGTTAGCGTCATTGATAATGCGAAGCTGACCCAAACTGCTGCCGTATGTAGAGTTACCGAGAGTAAGAGAGCCATCCGCACCAAGTTTCATTCTTTCACTTGCAGAGGTAGTTCCACTATTAGTGTAAAAACGAATCGCGCCGGGAGTATCGTTAGTGCCAATGCCCGACTCAACTACCGCATCAATGGCAGCAATACCATGCTCTATGTCAGTGCCATCAGCAGCGTTCCATGTGATTGCACCTACGGCATCGCCAGCTTGAGCAGCGGTTGCTCCAGTAAGATTGCCTGACCTCGTTTTGCTAAACATAAGCAAAGAAGCAAGAGCGTCATTTGAGTTACAACACAGAGATATTGAAGAGTCCATGCGAGTGAGTGAGTTTGCTTGAAATTTAGGAGTTACGGCTGACGGGTTTCTTGTGTTAGTACCCATGCCACCAAAAGAAACTACTCCATTACCGCCGTTAACAAAGAATGCGTTTGCGTCTGAATCAGACTCCACGCGGAAGTCACGGTCTGTGCTACCCTCGTTGACAACAGTTTCAGCTCCAGCAATACCAATTCTTAACGTGTTGGCATTGTTGCCGTCAAAAAAATCACTTTGTCCGTCACTTCTCACTACAAACCTAGATTCGCTTGAAGCATTACTAGCCTCAAAAGCGTAATAAGACGAACTGGTTTGTGTTGAATTTACAGTTAAACCCACAACACTGTTTGCTGCTCTGTTAATTCCAACGTGTGACAACCCAGCATCAACAATAAGCGCATTGGCGTTGCTGTCAGACTCAACGCGGAAGTCAACGTCAAGAGACCCTTCATTCAATACGACTTCATCACTAGCAGCCGCTTGGATTTTTATTGACCTAGTGCCGTTAACAAACAGTGTCCCCGTGTTTTGCACACCAGAGGTCGTATCTACCGAAAGAGACACTAATTCGTTTGCCCCATTTGTAAACGATAAAGTTCCGCAATCTGCGCCATTAGAAGCGGTGGTTCCAAGGTTTAGTCTGCCTCTATTCGCTGTGCCAATGATGCCGACATAGGTTCTTGCGGCAGTGCCATCACTTGTAACGTCGCCATCAGCGACACCAAAACCTACAGAACCAGTGCTACCCAATACACTAAATGCATTAGCTTGTGTGTCTGACTCAACGCGGAAGTCTATGTCTATACCTGCGTTGTTAAAAACGTACTCGTCGTTATCAAGCTCCAGAGCAACGCGCTCTGTACCAGCAACAATGTGGTTTATCTGTAATGTGCCATCTTCAGTGCCATCTGAAGCATCTCTAATAAAAGATAAAAACTTTGCATAGGTTGTAGCTTCATTTGCGTCATTCAACGCTTGGAAATTCACTACACCCGTTATATCGCCATCAGCAGCAGAACTAGCAGACGCTCTATAAAGACTTAAAACTGGGCCTTCGTTTGCATCCGTATCTGTGCTGACCAAAACCAGTGTATTTCCATTGTCTGAAGAAACGATGTTTGCTACACCGCCAAAATCTACGCTGCTGCCAATGTTTACATGGTCGCTACCAGCATCAACGAACAAGAGATTAGCGTTTCCGTTCCCCTCAACGCGGAAGTCCATGTCGGCACTATTATCATTTACAACGACTTCGCCATTGTTAGCTTTTAACCTTTCCTCGTCACCTGTAATGATCCTAAATGAGTCAACGGCGTTGAACTGTAATTTAGTATCAGTATCACCTGAATGGATAATGTCTGAGGGGATAGTCACGCTGCTATTAAACGTAGCCGCTCCCGACTCTGATCCGTCTAAAAGTAGTGCTGTGGCTTGACCTGTTCCGCTATCATTTATTTGAAATTTGTAATCTTGATCTGAACCAAGAAGAATCTGCAAATCACCTGACACATTAGAAATTGTAGCAATTGTTGTCCCATCATCTTTTAATCGCCAATCACCGCCACCAGCGTCAAGATTGATGTCACCACTCGCATCAACGTCAAAATCAGCGGCGATAACATCCCCGCCTATGGTCACGTTACCTGATACGTCGGCGGCACCATTGATATCTATGGTGGTCGCAGTAAGGTCAATTTCGTCCGTCGCACCCAACGACAAGACCGTAGCAGACGAGCCTTGAATGAACTGGCTCGCATCGTTGAACATCAGCTTGTTTGTACTGTTCAGCGTCAGGCCAGATCCGTCTGTGTGCGTGAGCGTTGTGTCGCCATCTGCACCGAATGTAATAACTGCGCTATCAGAGGTGAACGTCAGGTCATCGTCAATAAACAAATCAGGGATGGACAGATCTTGGAACGCATCAACCATTGCTGCGCCACTTCCCGCCCCATCTGAATATATGGCCTTCGTCTGACCATTGGCGATTGTGATATTCGCCCCCGAACCTTGGCTAATAATTATATTCTGTGAGCCGCTGGTGGCATTTTCTATGAGCCAGAGCTTGCTAACAGTATTCGGGCCGATGGTTATGGTGCAAGCAGAGTCGAGTGTGCCAGTGTATTTAAGGAAAATACTCCTACCGGGATCAGTAGAACCATCAGCGATAGTAGTAGTATGAGTATCAGCGTTAGTCGTGATTGCTTCTGTGCCAAAAGAAAACGCCTCTGCAATAAGACTTAAATTTGTATTTGTGCTGGTGCCCCAAGTTCCACTTTCGTCCCCGGTGGCGATTTCTTTGAGGCGTAAATCATTGGTATAAACTGCCATCTACTTTCTCCGACCTTTGCCCTTTGGCTTCTTCATAGAAGCTACGTGTTTCTTTAACGTCTGCGCTTGCTTCTT